TGCTTATTTAAGGCTAAAAATTCGTAATAAAATTAAAGCAGAAAATCCTTGCATAAAATACAAAACATTTGGCACTATAACAGGGAGATTAACAACAAAGAAAAATTCGTTTCCGATACTTACGTTAGATAAGAAATTTAGAGAATTTATAAATCCAAATAATGATTTTTTTCTAGAGCTAGATTTTAATGCTTCTGAAGTTCGAACATTTTTAGCCTTAAATAAGCAAATACAGCCAGAAGAAGATATTCACAACTGGCACACATCATTGTATAATATTGATGATCGATCAGCTGCGAAAAACAAATTTTTTGCTTGGTTTTATAATGGAGACAATAATTTATCATCTGGTATATTAGAAATAGATAAAGCATATGATAAAAGTTATGTACTCTCTGAGTATTGGGATGGAAATGTTGTTTGTAATCCATATAAAAGAATAATAAAATCTGACGCTAGGCACGCGTTAAGTTATCTTATTCAAAGTACATCATGGGATATATTTTCAAGGAATGCAATATTAATAGATAAATATTTAGAAAATAACTGTTGTGGATCACATACTGCAATATTGCTTCATGACAGCATAGTAATAGATATGAAAAAAGAAGATGTACAACATGTACAAAAACTACGTAATATGTTTTCGCAAACAGATTTTGGACTCTTTCGAGTTAATGCAAAAATGGGAACTAATCTGGGGAATATGGAAACAATATGATAGATGTAATAATTGGACTTGGCACAGCAGGTTCTTCTATTGTTGAAGAATTCTCAAAACTTAAGGTCAAATCAGAGTTACTGACAATTGATTCAACAGAAATTAATAAAAAATTGAGCACCAAACATACTCACATTGTTGTGCCAAAGTTTAAAACCGCAGAAGAATATGAAACAAAATTTCCAAATATTCAAAAGATGTTCAAAAAAACAAAAGGAAAATTATTATTAGTAACAGCCGGAGGTGGTTCTCTATCCCTTGGATCCTTAGCGCTATTAAAGCAATTACATACAAAATTTGATATTGAAGTTTTATATATCAGACCAGAACTAGAGATGCTTTCGATTGAAAATCGACTAAAAGAAAGAATTGTTTATAATGTTTTTCAAGAATATGCTAGATCTGGAATGTTTGAGTGCTTGTATCTTGTTTCTAATAAAACTATTGATGATTGTCTGGGTGGGATTCCCTTATTATTTTATAATGAAAAAATAAATGAAACAATAGCGGCGACATTTAATACAATAATGCGCATGCGAGATATCAAACCCGTTTTTGAAACGTTTCATTTACCACCAGCTGGTGCACGTATAGCGACATTTGGATTCATTGATGATAAAAATAGAGAAGATGAGAAAATGTTTTTTTCTCTTGACACTATTACGGATTCAATGTATTATTTCACATACTCAGAAGAAAGTTTGAAAACAGATTCGAACCTTTTCGCGAGTGTCAAACGTATGATTCGAGACAAGTATCCGACAGAACAAAATAGAATATCTTACGGTATATATGCAACGAATCAAAATTTAGAAATTGTGTATTGTGTGAAATATACAAGCATAATTCAAACAGATAAATAAACAGAGGCGTGACATGTCAGTTGCGTTTACTATAGAGCAATTGCTCAAAAGGAGTTAATAATGGCTATTGATTTTGCAAAAATGAAAGAGAAGCTGGATGCAGCAGATGGAAAAGGAACAAAGACAGGAAAGAATAATCCATTTTTCAAACCAGAGGTTGGATCCCAAGAGATAAGGGTAATTTGTCCAGAAGATGGAGATCCATTTAGAGAATTTTGGTTCCACTATAATATAGGGACAACCGTAATGTGTCCAAAGAAGAATTTTGGAGAAAAATGTCCAATTTGTGATTATGCTACAAGCTTGTGGAATGAAGGAACGGATGAATCTCAAAAGATGGCAAAAACTCTTTTTGCTCGTCAACGATTTTTTTCTATGATTGTTGTTAGAGGAAAGGAAGCTGATGGACCAAAACCATATGGATATGGAAAAGAAGTTTACAAGAAATTTCTTAAGAATCTTCAAGATCCTGACGTTGGAGATTTTACTGATGTCGACAATGGAAGGGATATCCGTTTAGATTACGAAAAGGCTAATGGCGCATCATTTCCAACTAGCGATATTGTATTGAAACCAGTTACAAAGCCTTTAGCCAAATCTAAGAAGGAAATTAAAGATATCCTTGATAAGGTTATGCCAATTGATTCTTTCTTCGAGAGAAAGACTCCATTGGAAGTTCAAGAAGTACTCGAGGCATTTCTTAAAGATCCTCATGGTGATGACGCCAAGAGTAAATATGGCAAGAAGACAGTAGAAACAGCTGCACCGAGCGCTGTAATTGGTAGTGTTGATGAAGCAATTGATGAATTGATGAGCGACGATTAAGTTGATATTTTATGGGGCAGTAGGATTATTTTTAGTTCTACTGCCCCACTAATATAAGGAGAAAAAATGGCAGCACCACGAAAAAAAGAGAAGATAGGCTCACTAAATGGACAAAATATACGAGATATTCTCAATAAAAGAGCAGGTAGAGAAGTTGCTTTTTCTCTTAAGAATGAAAACCCAACCGAAGTAACCGCATGGATTCCAACCGGATCTCGATGGCTTGATTCTATTATTTGTAAAGGAAAATATGCTGGGATTCCTGTTGGGAAAATAGTAGAAATTGCAGGACTAGAAGCAAGTGGAAAATCATATTTGGCTGCACTAATTGCAGCTAATGCTCAAAAGATGGGGATGAAAGTTATTATTTTCGACTCAGAATCCTCGGTAGATCCTGAATTTGTTTCCAAACTAGGTATTGATTTAGATTCAGATACATTTACATATGTACAGGCAGAAAGCGTTGAATTCGTTTTTGAAACAATAGAGACGCTTTTATCGGCAGAACAAAATGTTCTCTATATATGGGATTCATTTGCCAATACGCCTTGCAAGGCTGATATGGAAGATGCCAATTTTGATCCAAGTTCTTCAATGGCACGTAAAGCACGTATCGCATCTCTTGGAATGCAAAAATTGACGTTACAAGTAGCAAATGCCAATTCAACACTTCTTGTGCTAAATCAATTGAGGACAAACATAGGTGATCCAATGCAGATGAAGCTAGATCCATGGTTTACACCTGGAGGGAAAGCTTTACCATACGCTTATAGCCTTAGAATTTGGTTGACTGGGCGAAAAGCAAAAGACAGTTATTTGGTTGATGAAAACGGGTACCGTGTAGGTTCTGAAGTAAAAGCGAAGATTAAGAAATCTAGATTTGGTTCTGAGGGGAGGGAATGTTTTTTTAAAATTCGTTGGGGAAGCGATCCTGTGGGAATAAGTAATGAAGAAATTTTTGATGCCATTAAACCATTTCTTAAACAAACTGGTGCATGGTATGAAATTGAATTGAATGAATATAAAAAGAAATTTCAATTTGCTTCATGGAATGATTTATATACAAACGATGTTGAATTTCAAAACGCAGCATGCAAAATAATGGATACTCAAGTTATTGATGGATTTTTGAATAAAACAATGAATGCTGATATTTTTTATGACGTAGAGAAAGAACACGCGTGATGTCAACAAAGAAAAAAGTATTGATTATCGATGGCCTTAACAATTTCCTGCGATCTTATGTTGTAGATCCTAGCATATGCAGTGAAGGTTCTCCTTGTGGGGGTACAAAAGGATTTATGAAGTCTCTGCAAAAGTTGTGCAGAGAAACAAATCCCCATCAAATTATTGTTGTTTGGGATGGTGCCGGAGGATCAAAGAAAAGAAAGAAGATGCACTCAGAATACAAAGAAGGAAGAACTCCAATTAAATTAAATAGAAGCGTGCACAACCTCTCTGACATTGAAGAGTCAGAAAATAAAGCGAATCAGTTTGTTAAGTTAGCAGATTATCTAAATAATATGCCCCTCATACAATTGATGCAGGATAATGTAGAAGCAGATGATATTATTGCTAAATTATGCATATCAGAGCAGCTCAGAGGAATGATAAAGATAATTGTCTCCAGTGATAAGGATTTTATTCAATTATGTGACTCAGAAACAATACTGATGAGGCCAGTTCAAAAAGAAATTTTGAATGAGAAACGAATAATTGAAGAATATGGGATACATCCAAATAATTTTGCATTAGCTCGTTCTATTGTTGGTGATAAATCAGATAATTTAGAAGGTGTATATGGTGTTGGACTGCCAACTGTATCGAAAAGATTTCCCTTTTTAAAAGAACAAAAATCATATTTATTGACCGATGTTATAAATTTTGCAAACGAACATATTGGAGAATCAAAAGTGTATGTCGACGTAATTGATAGTGAAAGGAAAATAGAATTAAACTATAGAATGATGCAGCTTTATGTACCATCATTATCGCCACAAGCATCTAAAAATATTAGAGAAACTTTAGAACAATTTGAACCTGTTTTTAATAAAACAAGCATTATGACAAAAATGATTAAAGATGGCTTCACTGATTTTAATTGGGATAGTTTGTTTCAAGCATTTAGGTTCATAGTAGCAGAATATAAAAGAAAGTGAAAACTATTTACCTAACTTGCAAATGAAATTTTGACTTTTTTATCATTTTCGTTTAGAATAATATTACTCGGAGCATCAATGACTGACAATGTTAATGTATCGCCTTCATTTTCAAATTTTGGAAAAAACTTTCAAGAAAAACTAGCATTTCTCATGCTTGAGGATAGAATATTCTCCGATAGAATGATGGAAGTTCTAGATGTAGAATTTTTTGATACAAAATATCTTCAAGGATTTGTATCTCGCATTTTTGATTATAAAACAAAATATAAGACTCATCCATCTCGAGCTTCAATTGAAGT